CTAATGCGCCTCACAGCCATCCTGCTTCTACTGGTGCGGCTAATGCGCCTCATTCGCATCCTGCTTCTGTAGCAAATGCTACGGCTACAAACCAAAATACTGGTGGTGGTGGTGCGCACAATAATGTTCAGCCGTATATTGTGCTAAACTATATTATAAAGGTGTAATTATGGCATTTAGTGACTTTAGTCCTCCAGAGATCTGGTTTACAATTGAAGAGACTACTGCTTTTGAGTCTATGGGTTGGCAAGAAGTGGAGGAAATGTTTGAAAACTTCACTTGGACTGAAGCTAGGAAGCTTTCTTGGGTTAAGAAGTGGAGAGACTCTATGTTGATGTGGTCCGACTGGACGGCTCTTCAAGACAATGGTTTAAGTGCTGACGACCGGGCTGCTTGGTTCCAGTTTAGGCAGGCGTTGAGAGATATTCCTCAACAGGATGTTCCGGTTGAGGAAATTGTAATACCGACTCCGCCTTGGGGCACGCTGCCAACTCCAAGCTGATATAATGTCTGTATGACATATTTTGAAGATTCTGAAATCTTAAACATTGATGCTTCATATGCGGCAGATGGAAAAGTCCAAAGATATTTTCCGCTAGGTCGTGGAAGCGGTATTGCTGTGTACGAAAATCTAATTCCTAAGTTATTGTGTGAAGAGTTGATGTTTGATTTAAATCTACATTGGGACAGGTTGGTGCGTGAGGGCAAGTTGTGGCGTGGCATTACTATGGGTGGCGATATGCCTACAACGAAAAATACTTGGGATACGAGAATTGAGAGAGAGCTTCTTGAAGAAGATTACGATCTCTGTTGGGGTAGACATGAGTCGGAGATATTGCCATATACTAGATCAGTAGTTAATGATTATGTAATGCAGTATACAAATCTGCACGCTTTCACATATCCCCTTGAAGATTCTGGGTATCAGATTCAAACTTATAAAAGAGGCGAAGGGTTCTACGATGAGCATATTGATGGTGGTCCTTTTATGCCAGTTCCTCATAGGCTTTCAACTATGATTGTTTATTTAAATGATGTTGATGTTGGTGGAGAGACATATTTCCCACTTCAAAATTTGAAGGTTTCTCCCGTTGCAGGTAGAGTTTTAATGTTTCCTTCTAACTTCACTCATCCTCATAAGGGTGAAGTTCCAATAACTCAGTCAAAAACAATTCTTTCAACTTTTGTCGCAAACAAGGGGCTTTATGAGTTGGTGAACCCGGGAATTCAGGATTGGACAGATCGTAACGCAAAGTTTGATGATAAGTCGCATAATCCATTTAAACCTGTCGATCAGCAGCCTGAGTTACCTAATGAGTCTTCTGAGCCTATTGAAGTATTTAATGAGTTTTGATATTTTATGCTTAGTAAACTAAAATATAAGAAAAGGAGAAATGATATGAATAGACCTTATACTGGGTATGACAAGACTGCTTCTGGTAAAAGAGCCGGTTTTGAAATGCTCATTGATCTTTTAGAAGCCCATTTTGGGCTATGGAATAACGGCACTTTTGGTGTCAGAAATAAGCGTGGTAAGAGCACCCCGTCAGTTCACGCTACTGGTAGGGCAGGCGATTTGTCTTGGAGAGGCGCTCCTTATCGTGGTACTGGTAATTATGACGATGCATGTAAAATGATGGACTGGGTTGTAGAGAACGCAGATGTTTTAGGTGTTGAAGCTGTCTTTGACTATTATCCTCGCCCTTGGGGTCGTGGATGGATGTGTGACCGTAACGCTTGGAGAGTTTACGACAAGAAGGCTTTTAGTGGTGCTCCGGGTGGTGATTGGGTACATATTGAGATTAGCAATGAACACGCTGATGATCCTGATTACTATAAAGAGGTTTTTGAGGAGCTTCTTGGTGAGGCACCAGTTGCTTCTACTAAGCCTGCTGCTAAGACTCAATCAGCGCCTTCTGGAAAGTCGCCTTGGTTCCAAAGAGGCTCCCGTGGTGATGGTGTGAAGGAAGTGCAACGTATTGTTGGTGCTCAGCCAGTTGATGGGGATTTTGGTCCTAAAACTGAGGCTGCTGTTAAAGCTTGGCAAGCTGAGCATGACCAGCATGTTGATGGTATTTGGGGTCCGGGTTCTGACAAGCACGCTAAGGCTTGTGATTGTAAAGCAGATGAGCCTGCTCCGGCACCTGCTCCGGCACCTGCTCCAGCACCTGCTCCAGCACCTGCTCCTCAGCCTTCTGGTAGGGCTTATCCGGGTGAACCCATCAAGCTTGGTTCCAAGAACTCTGAGGCTGTTAAGGCTGTTCAGGCTAAGGTTGGAGCTATTGTAGACGGTCAGTTTGGTCGTCAAACAAAGGATAAAGTCCGTGATTGGCAGACCGCTAATGGCTTGCATGTCGATGGGATTGTTGGTCCTAAGACATGGAAGGCAATGTTCGGCTAATGAAAGAGAAGACTATGTATGTACTCGCCACTGGTGTTATGTTGGCAATTCTGGTTGCCATTGTTGGCGATTATGTTGTTGCTGCAATTGAGACTCAAACTACTGGTGAAGCTGTTGAAGTTTCATCTGATGTTATGACTCTTGTTCAAACTGCTCTTGGTGGTGTTATCGGTATTATCGGTGGCTACTTTGGTGCTAAGGGTATGAAGAAAGATGGCGAAGACTGAAGGTTTTTGGAGAGTTAATCCTGACGGTAGTAGAAGTTGGGTTGTAAAGATTCTTCCACCTAAAAAGTAAACTATAAAAATAAATGTCTAGATGATAGTCTAGATATATAATGAAGTTTTTTAAGCCTTCTAAAACAAGGTTTTTACCTGCGGCTGCTGTAGTTGCCCTTGCCATACTCTCTTTGTTTCCGAGTGTGGCGAGGGCATCTACGTATACGGTTACCGAAGAGTCTGACTGGTACTTTGAGATTGAGCAAGACGCTACTAATGTTGTCATCTATGGTAACTCAAACTCTGCGTGCGCCGGTAGTTTTGCTGATCCGTATCTTTGGGTGTACGATCTATCCGGTAATACTCTAGCCCAGAATGATGATGGTAATCACAACAGTACGGACCAATGCGTGTCGTCAAAAATTGAAACCACGTTAGATGCTGGTGTTTATCGCCTTAGAGCAGGATACTGCTGTAGTTCGTATGGTTTAGGCTCTAATCCTAGTGGTAACAACTACGAACTTGTTACCGATCTAACACTTGCAACGAACTTCAGCACATACAACGGTGTCAGGTTCTCTTATATTCCTGCGTACATTGAGCAGACGATTGACGTTTCTTCGTATGCGGGAGAAATTGATGCAATCATTGTCACACCGCTCGTTAAACGTTTCTACGATGTGAATGATTACGTTGCGACACAATATGCCGCATACGACTCTGCTGGGAACCTGCTGCAAGGCAACATAACTTCATCCGCTCCAACATCTTGGGTTGAGGTTCCTTCCTTCTGGTTCTCAGCGTCTACCTCTACGAATGTTCAAGATTCAACATTGTGGGACACGGTGAAGATTCGCATTTGGGCAAAAGATGGCGAAGGTTGGGGAGGAAACTACGGAACGGAAATCAAAGAAGTCGCTTTCAAAGCAAAACTAGACGGAAGCACCGAATGGACAGACCTAACTAACCTGCTCACTAACCCGTACTTCAATTCGATCAACAGCAACTCCCCACCGAACGGTTGGTCTTCTAATGCTTCTTGGGACACCTGTCAGGGTTTGACTTCTTCTACCTTGTGTGGATTTGTGCAAAACACTTGGAGTTGGGCAACTCCTGCTACCACCACAACTACCACCACAACGACTACTAGCACAACTACTACAACGATTCCTCAAACAATTGGTCCACCTATGAATTTGACTGGAGAAGTCACTTCTGACGGTGTTTATCTTGATTGGGATGCTCCTAATGTTGGTAATGTTGAACCGGAGCGGTATGCGATTTCTTTTAGAATACCGCCAGATGCTGGCTGGGGTGTTGCTACAGGTAATGTAGGTGATGAAAATGCCTTAAATACTGACTACACCTTGCCGTTTAGTTTATTTGAAAGCACTGGTGGCTTAGGAGAGTCATACGTCTTTGATGTCCGTGCGGATAATGATACAATGGGTATATACTCTGGGTGGTCTACACAGGTCACTCTTTTGGTAGAAGAGGTAACGCCATCAACCACAACAACGTCCACAACTACAACATCCACGACAACAACGGTTCCCCCAACTACAACCGCCCCCACTACCACGACAACCACCACATCGTCTACAACGACGACGATACCCGTCACCACAACTACGTCAACAACGACCTCGACGAGTACATCCACAACGACCGTGCCGGAGACCACGACAACCACTACAACGACGAGTACAACGACAACAGTCCCGCCTACCACAACGTCCACCACTTCCCCTCCAACTACAACTACCACTACATCGTTGCCACCGACAACAACGTCAACGTCTACAACCACCACGACTGTCCCGCCTGCAACAACTACAACTAGTTCGCCCCCTACCACTACCCCTACGCCGCCCACGACAACTGTGCCGGTGTTCGAAGATCCTGATGATGCGGCTGTAGCGGAAGAACTGGAAGATTTAGGTTTAGATGTATCACCTGAGCAGGTTAAAGAGATTGATGAAGCTGAAATTAAAGTTGTTGAAGAACTTGATACGATAAGCAAAGAGCTGGCGGAAGAATATATTGACGTTATTGACGGTGATGTAACTGTTGACGATATTAAAAATCTGGTTGAAGACGATAATTTTAACGATATCCCAGATGATGCAAAGCAAACGCTTGTTGTTGCTTTGAATGAAGTAGATGATGAAGTTAAAAGCGAATTTGAAGACGCTGTAAATATCTTTGAAGATGAGAACTATAACGATTATGTTGCTGCTGGTTCCGCTATCACGACGGAAGATCGTCGTACAGTTGTTGCAGCAACGGCTGCTGTAGCAGCCACGGCTGGCGCTGCTGCCGGTCCTTCTGGTCCTAAAACATCTGGAGGCTCAGGGGGAGGTGGCGGAGGAGGCTCTGATGGCCCACGTAAGCGTGGAGGTTCATCAAGGAGGTCTAGATGATTAAGAGAGCTTTGAAAAGAGTTTTGAAAGAGAGTTATTCATTAGCTTGGACTCTTGCTGGTACTGGCTTGGTTTTAATTACTTTGTCAGGACAGACTAGGGAATGGGGTATATGGATAAGCCTTGGTGCGCTTGCAATACATTTGCTTGCGGTTATTCTAATATCAGAAGACGAGTTGTAGCCATATACCTCTAATCGTTTTTTAGGTATAATGGTATTATAAAAGTAAGCACTTTTTGGTGCTGAATGGAGATTTAAATGGATGACGTAAAAATTGATACATCAAAAACTCTTACGCTGACTCTTCCGTCTGATGCTGATTCTAATAATGTGACGGTTGTGTTGACGCATGAGTTTGGTGATGTTGTGCAGTCTTCAACTGCTGCAACAAGGTCGTCTGAAGGGGTTTATACGATTACTTTTGGGCAGCAAAATTCCGGTATTTATACTTTAAACTCTGCCGGTAAGCACAGAGCAGACTTCACGTATTCGATTAGCGGTACTGAGTACACCCAGTCTCAGTATATTAATGCTTATACCCCGTATATCAGCTGGGCTGAGTTTCTAGCTAATCATAGTGATTTGAGCGGGTTCGCTGCTCAGTTTGATTATTTTGAGAAGAGAGCCAGAAATATTATTGATACTTATTGCGGTCAGTCGTTTGAGTATTATCCAAACAAGAGTTTTACTTTAGATGGCGGTAATCACAAGAATCTACATTTGCCTATTCCTATTGCTACTTTGAGAAAAGTGACATTTAATCCTGGTGACTCTGATGCAGAAGTTATTCACGATTACTCAGACTCAAGTCTTACAAATATTGAAAAAGTCAGACAGCCTTTTAATTTTGAAGCTTCTTATTACCTTCGATTTAAAGCAAATGTTGTCCAGACTAATACTTCTAGGATTCTTGGTAAGACTTTTAAGCAGCATTCTGATTACAAAATTGAAGGCGATTTTGGTTGGAGATATGTGCCTCTGAATATCAAACAGGCTGCTGATTTGATTATTACTGATTTGATGAATGATGATTCTGAGTATCGTAGACACGGAATCACTTCGGTGGATATGGATACGATTAGGTTCACCATGACTCCTAACTTCTACGACAGCACAGGGAACATCGAGGCTGATGTGTTGCTAACTGACTACACATTATTTGTGATGGACTATGTTACATAATGGCTTACAGAACTTTTCTAAGATTTCCACAGAAGTTGGATGTTTACAGCAGAACTGTAACTGACAATGCTGCCGGTCAGAAGATTGCATCGTGGTCGGTAAGTCAAACATCGGTTCCTTGTTCTTTTCAGCCTATCTCGTCAGAGAGGAGGCTTGCTCCGTATACAGACAATGTTGAAGAGTACGAAGTCATTATTCCTCACACTTACGCTTCATATTTTGAATATGGATACCGTGTTCAAGATATTAAAGATAGATATGGCACAACGCTGACAGCCGGTCCATTTGAAGTCACTGACATTGTACGCAGACCAGGTTTTAATAGTAAACTGAGTCACATTCTTGTAAGACTCAGGCTTGTTGTGGAGGTGGGTTCATAATGGCTGCTCGTTCTTTTTCTATAGAGTTCTCTGAAAGAAGGGTTAATGACATGTACCGTCTTGCTGAAAACGTTGCTAAGTATCCCAACAGGATTCATAGAGCGAGAGCGATTGCTGCTGAAAAGACTAAAGCGGACTTTAAGGCTAAACTTATAAGAAACTATAGTAAAGGTAGACCTAAAGCGTACATGTATGCTGATGACAGAGTTATTCCTGTTGATGTTACGCACGGTAGAAGTAGAAGCACTATTAATATTAAAATTCTCAAA